GTGACGGTGCTCTGCGCAGATATTGCGCAAACTGCTGCGACAACCGTATGAGCCGACGCAGTGAGCGAAGCAGTGCTCGTAATTTGTGTTTGGCCTTCGCCAATGCGAAGCGCACTCGCGCTGAATGTGCCACTAGCAGATATCGCAAGTGATCCAGGTACGAGACGACTGGCCGCGACTGTGAAACCAGACGATCCCGCAATCGTTGCAGCGCCCTGCGCAATGCGTAGACCGCTCGACGCCATTGTGGCATTTGCGGCGATTGCGGTGCTTCCGGCTGCGATTCTGTGGCCGCTGGCCGTGAATGATCCTGTTGCAGCAATCGGTAGAACGCCGTCTGCAATCCTGACAGCGCTCGCGCTGACAGTGCTCGAAGCGGAGAGGTTAACCGCGCCAAACTGGACGCGAGCTCCTGCAATCGAAACGCTACTAGACGCCGCAATCGAAACGCTAGATGGGGCGACTCTAGTGCCGCTACAACTAACACTCGAAGAACTTGCGATGGCGCAAGCGGCTTCAGCCACTCGACTGCCAACGACCGCAACGGTTGAACTCGCTGCGATAGTGACTTCACAATCCTTATAACTCCAAACATTCCATTTGCCAGAGTTGTAAGAACCATTTCCATATCCCTGGCTCATTAATCCAGAGTGATATCTAGATCACCCGCGTTAATTCTAAACACGTCACCGCTGCCAATAGTCTTGGACGCGGTAAGGTTGTTGAACGCGAGAAGGTTTCCGCTGGTCGATGCGTCGTAAACGCCAGCCGCTACAATCGTTCCCCAGCTTGATCCAGCTGTCGGAAACTCGACCGCACCGCTGTTTGTCGTGGCACTGCCAGACGTGCTCAGAGTCACGCTCTGCCTGGCGTAGCCAGTGCCAGAACACTCTGTACCGCCTGTACCATCATCGCCAGGGGCAGTCGTGAACAACGCTACGTGTTTTGTGCCAGGCTGAGAAAAAGACCCGCCACTAAAAACGTAATCTAATACTTTGTTTTCAAGATAATCGCTGAAACCAGCCATAAATAACTCCTATTGCTATTGCAGCGCTGCCGCTCGCATTCGCACACTCGTTTGTCCGCGCGTGCGTTGATCGGAAACGTAAAGATCCTCGACCAGTTTTTGGTAAATAGAGGCTATTGTCGGTAGCCGCTGGTCATCCACTAGGTAAGGCGTGCTTTGTAAAAGAGCGCCGTATAAGTAGATGTCTGGGGCCAGTGTTAACAGCCAGTTCGTTGTATTGCTGTCGGTAAGAGCGGGTATCTTGGCATAGTAGACAAGCTCGCCAGTGTAGCCACTGCCGGTAGAGTCTGGTGCTGGGTATACCTGTATTTCCGTACCGACGTGCGTAAAGTGCGTGGGCTCTCCAACGGTGGAGCTCATCGCTTTCAATTCGTTTAGTGCCTCGTTGGTCACATACTCCAAAGCCTTCACTGGATTAGTTTCTAAAATGAAACTTACCGTCTGCATCCAGTCGGCTGGCGTGGCTGAATACTCACTATCAATCGTCGCAGTGGATCGTGTGATCTGCTTGCGATGGCGTAGCGTTCGAGTCAGTTCAGCTTCCGCTAGAGCGATAAAGTCTGGAATTACGCTGGTTAAATCAGTGCGATTTAGCCAATCCGCTATCGAACTTTGTAGCTCTGCGTAAGTAGTGATAGCCATTAGATTCGTGCGTCCCTGGTTCGGAAAGCTCGATTGTCTGGGTCATTTAACCAACGCTTCATAGCCGACGGATCGTCAGCTATGCCGCGTCGTTTGAGATCGTAAAGAACAGATAATGGAATCGACGCGACTTTCGACCACTCGCCATGAGGCTTGTGTTTGTCGATTTCGTTACGAGCCCGACGATTCGCCTCAACGATTTTTGTTACATCCTGCGAAGTCGCAATCGTAATTTTATCGCCAGAAGGTCTATCACCAGCCTCGAAAATGAAATCTGTCTTGATGCCTGCCTGAGCATCATTTGAGAGTTCGCGTCGATCTTCCATATATGTCCTTAAGACTCTGTTAAGTCAGCTGCTATACCTAAGCCAGCTTCTTGGTTGACCTGTAGACCCACCTCAGCAAGAACCATGAACTTGGTGGCATCACCAGTTTTCGCGAGCTCTTCGCTTTGGATTGGTCGCAAGGTAGCCATTTCAATCAAATCGGGATCGAGTACATAAGCATCTCGCTCTCTCGAGAACCTGTTAGGTACGATTGAAACGGAGCCGAAATCTGAGCATTTATCTTCAAAATGATTCGCTAAATCATTCCCGCTTTTTACAGCTGCTCTACGTCGCCGTAGAGATGAGACTATATCTTTACCCGGTCTGGGTAGGTGGCGCTTCGACGCGCTTGCGTCTACTCCCTTTCGGGATAGTCGTTGCACCTTCTCGCTTTCACGAGCTTGGCTCAGTATTGTCTCTGGTGTTGAGATGTTCACTGAATTCACCACCTTATTGCCCGCGCATTCCTACGCGGCTACGCCTAAATTAACGTATACGTCTGCGGCCCCAACGATAGTCGTTGGCCCTTCTGGGGCCATATATCTTTGGGCTGCGATACCGGCAAAAGCTGAAACAGCTTGCTTGTTGAACGGTCCAACCATGAGGAATGAAACCTCTCCGCCTTGCGTCCAGGTCTGCTGGATAACGTCTTTGAGGATCGTTTCGGTGAAAGCTCTTTGGTTTCCAGAGCTCGCATCGGTTCGAGCCGCGTTAACGATTCCGTTTGAAACAGTCGGATCACCGCCGCCAGTTCCCTTGTTTGTGTTTGTTCTAATGAACGCAGACAAAGAAGCAGTCTTTCTTGCCGCACTGGTAGAACCAGCAACGGCCGCTTGGTTTACGCCACAGAAGTTGAACTCCATATCACGCTTAAGCTCGTTACCTTTCTTTGCGAGTTGATAAGCGATTTCGGAGCGTCGGCCAGCTTCATCGATTGCGCCATTCAAGTTATCGGCGATAATGAAATCTTTGCGCATAATCTGACTGTAATTCGCAAGCCTATCTGTTGCTGCGACAGCGGAAAACGACGATAAGTCGTCGCCGTCGATTTGTGCGTTTGCAGACGCACTTGCTAGAGAGTCAGTTTGCCACTCGAAAAGAGTGTTAGAGATAGCCCGTCGCTTGCTCATGTTTGAGACCAGCGGCGTGTTCTCTGGCGATATGTTGTAAATGATATCGCTTAGATCTTCA